TTCTGAGCAAGATGCCAGCCGTCCAATGTTCCGCTTGCAGTAGAGCGGAATAAGCCTGAGATACGGCTTGGGTTATAACGGTATTCTGCCCATCGTTCTTGGTAACCAAAAACGAGGTCATCATCAGTAGTACCTTTAGCATAAATTTCTTTATTAAGAACAGCCTGTTCGCCCAAATGTGCGAAAGCTGGAAAATAGAAATCATAGCGAGTGGAGCGACTCCACATTTTAGCTAGACCTTGTTGATATGTAAGGTCAGCACGTACGGACACAAGTCCGATAATTACGCCATGCTCAACAAACGATTGAGTAAATCCATGATTGTGAGCGAGGGCAGTACCCATAGAAGCAAGTGTACCCAAAGGGGTAGTTGCGCCAGTTTGTCCAGTAGCCGACGTTTGAGCGATTGGATTAATTTGGATAGGTGTTGTACCTCCGCCGAGGTATTCAGGACGCTGTAAACGAGCGTCAGGAGAGTTAACGCCAAAGTGAGAGCGAATGATCTCAGTATATCGAGTACCACCTCGCGCGTCGCGCTCAAGTAGTCGTTGAATTTGAAATGATTGGCGAAGTTGATTAATAGTTGCAGAAGTTGCTTGAGATAAATCAGCATAAAGACCAGATTCTCCAGTAGTAACAATGCCCAGGGCTAAAGATGATGGCATTGCGGTACCAGATTGAGCTGTACCGATATTTTGATTATATGCACCAGAACTATAAGATGGAGCGCCCGAACCTGAAGTCGATGCGAAGCCATAGTTTGAAGTGCCATTGCTAAAGCCGAGGGATTTTCCATTTCCATGAACAGGAGCAGATGAGCCCAAAGGCAAAGTTACAGATGCGCCTTTTTGAGGCCAAGGAAGCGCAGAAGTAAAGTAGTCTTTACGTTTGCCCCTACGGAGCAACGTATAAGCAGTAGAAGGAGTTACATCAGGCCCGTCGCCCTTGTCGACTGGAGCAGATGTTTGTAAGTTTTCATCACGGAACCATTCGTTCCAGATGAGGTTATAAGCACGTGGCCAAAAAGCACAGTGCGTAATAGTTTTAGTCGGATCAACCTGACCGACAGTAGGCAAGCCCATATAGTCTTGCAGTGAGTTGACAGCATAACCACCAGTTGGTGATACCTGTTGAGGAATCACATAACTGATTGAATCAGTTGGGTTTTCTTGTTGCCCCATAAATTTTTGCCAGTTAGACCATAACAGGCGGTTGGGCACAAAGAAAAAGAAGCTATCCATCACCATGTTATCCATGAGTGGGAATAGCGGTGTAGACAGACGGGCAAAAGCCGTCATGTTGAGATTAAATGTGTCGCCAGGTAATACTTCGTCGACGTATACAGGAATTAAATAGCCACTATCGAACGTAGTTTTATGTGTTGATTGGCATTTAAAACTAGAGCGGGGAATTTCCGCTTTAGGAATCATAGCGAACTGATGTACGTCTACTGAGCGATTGCGGTGCATTATTTTCCTTGGTAGTTTTCCGGGAGAAAAGAAAAGCTCTTTTCTCCTCGGTATATTTTAAGTAGTAATTTTTACTTGTTTGCCGATGCAGAGTAAGGCGGGTTGATCGTGCAGTGAGAACACTCCACTTTGATCATCGAACACGCCATGATCATATAGATCAAAGTCATCGGGATGGTTATAGAGATTATTTTCCGGATCATTGCGATTTACTTCATCAGTAAAGGAGCGAATAGCTACTCCGGTTGAAGGTACGAACATAGGTCGGCCGTAAGCATCAGCTGCACGGTCTTTAACGCTGCAAATTATTAATTTCATCTTGATACCTTGATTTAAGTTAGAACACGTTTTTTAAGTTTGAGTCCAGCAGCCAGTACTTGTCTTTTGACTTCGAGTCTTTCCGGGGTGTTGTCATCAGATTTTATCTTAGCATTTTTTTCACGCATGTAAAGCATTTCGTCAAAGACATAAGGATCTGCTGTTTTCTTGAATTGTTTGTCGTAATACTTGGGAGTCATTACTTTTTTGTTTCCTCGGATCACGATTTCTCCTGCGGGATATACATCAGACATATATTTATCAATCCATGTAGCTCCGATGCCGGGTTTTAATGACATTTTGTTGTATTCGGGTGTTTTTTTAGTTATTTCTCCCGTTTGTGGATTTGTATAGTCATAGACGGCGTCATAGGGTTTTCCAGTTTTAGGATTGATTTTGTCTGAGTTTTGTTTGCTCATTATGTATCGAGCCACATAAGCGGCTGATTCAAAAGTAACATTGCCGACAGAGGTGTATCCGATAGAGTTTCCATTGTTATCGATCCACAAAGATTCAAGCTCTTTGGATCGATAAAGGATAGAGTCACCAGTCGTCTTCCATTTTTGGAGATCGCTGGGTTTCCATCCGAAGATACAGGCATGGAAATGAGGACGTCCATAGTTTTCGCCATATTCTCCAGCCATGTAATAGCGGATTGTTTGTCCTCTGTATTTTTTACGAAGTCTTTTGCAGAACAGTTGAAAGTCTCTGTGGTGTAGCGATTGATCGCCTGGGAGATGGTCATCATTGTAAGTTAACGTAATGAAGCAATTTTGAGTGTGCATTTGGGCTTCGTTCATACAACGAACAGCCCATTGCTTAGATTTTTCGAGGCGGCAGCCAATACATTGGCCGCACGCTAGATTGATAGTTATTGAATGGTCGGAATCCTCCTTAAAGGATACCTTCCGAAAGGATTTGCCCGATTGGGAATTAGTTTGCCACGGCGTTATATACGCCGTTAAAGGAGTAAAACAAGGCATAGTCTTGATAGCCTTTCATAGTTTTATTGGTTTATAAGCGCCAGCCGCCTCGTTGAGGGGCTGAACGGACATTTGCGGACTTCGTCCGGGAAGCATGTTTTCTGAAAGTCCTAGCAGACTTACGTTTATTCACATGTTTGCGATGCAATGTGTTCATTTTTAGTCCTCGTTATTTTGGGTTTTGGTGGTTTTGGTGTCACCTGTACCAGTTGGATCAAGTAGACCAACTGGTACAGGCTCGGATTTGGTAACCAAACCGAGACTTTCAGCTTCCTCACGGTTAGCTGGATTTTCTAAAAAATCGATTAATTGTGCGGGATCGTTTTGGAAACGAGTCCGAATATTGGCCGATAAGGCCATAAAACCGTCTTCTGCGGCGATAACGGCGTTAAGGGCAGAGTGGTAGTCCACCACATCTGAGAAATCGCCATAGCGAGGCTCTAAACGGTTTTGAGTTAAACCTTCGATTCCGAAGTTTTTGAGGACGAAATTGATATCACATTCGTCCTTGAAATGCTGCTGAGCCATCGTTGGCTCAAGACAAACCAACGATGACTCATTTGACGCAGCATTCGTATCATAGTTATAAGGGGTGCGAAGAAAGGGAGCTTTCATTATTTTCCTTGTGAGTTACCCCAAAGTTTAATACCTTTGGTGTTGTTGCGATTAGCAGGGTTTTTAAGATATTGGGCGGCTCGTTTAACTTCGCCCCAACCCTGAGTTATAGGATTTGAGGAAACGATACCAAGATCGGTTTCTTGTTTAGTTTTTGCAGCCTGGGCGCTAGATGCGCCAGCTTGTGCATTATTAGCCGTAATTTGACTAGCCATTACGTCAAGTTGTTTTTTAAGATTCTCAATTTCTTGAGAAGGTTTTTTGCTCTCCTCGAGCATTTTTAGTGCGGCAGCTACTGAAGATAGTGCCTGAGAATTAGACGCTTCAGCTTGTGCGGAAGTCGCAAGAGCTTGTTCCTTTTTAAGTTTTAGATCGGCAGCAACATTAGCTGCGCCGATAGCAGTTTGAGTTGCACCTTTCATAGGGTTTTCCATATGTGCAACAGTAGGTTGGGCTTGGGCTCCACTTGGAGTCCCAGCTCCACCTTGTGTATATGCAAGCATGGGATTTAACCCAGCTTTTTTTAAGTCTTCGACAGTTGTTTGATATTGCGTTGCTCGCATTTCTCGTTGAAATGCCATTTGTTTGTCTGATTGTGCAGATGCAAATTGATTTGCTTGTTGTGCAATATCTTTGTTGGCATTATTGCCAAACATGCCGCCGGCCATATCCATAGCCCCGCCTATTACAGCGGGGGCTACGGCAGCCATGATAGCGTCGTCTATTCCGAACATTAGAAATGATCGATTAAGCCAGGGACGCTATAAAGCGGCATTGGTCTTGCTTTCTTAACATCAAAGAAAGAATCAAAGATGAATTGTTTTCCGTTGGCCGCTGCGCCTACGGCTACTACACGGTCAACAGGAGGACGGTCTTCAATAAATGTATTGCCTAATGTTGGCAATGTTGTAAATTTCTGAGCAAGATGCCAGCCGTCCAATGTTCCGCTTGCAGTAGAGCGGAATAAGCCTGAGATACGGCTTGGGTTATAACGGTATTCTGCCCATCGTTCTTGGTAACCAAAAACGAGGTCATCATCAG